GATGCGAGGGCTAAAAACTCTAATCTTGTTACTGCAGTTGTTTATCCTGCTATTGAGCCTCATACTGGTCGTCTTAGGGTTAATGGGACTCCTGTTCATTATGACTCTTTCATCAATAATCTTATCATTAATTATGCGAGGCAAAAAAATAATAAAGACAAGTTTGCGTGGAAAGTAATTACTTATAAAGCAATATTGCCAGATGGAACTGCATTATGGCCTGGGTGGTTTCCTATATCTAAGTTAGAAGAAAAAAAGAAATTCTATAGAGATAGTGGAACACCGAGTAAGTTTTTCCAAGAATATATGATGGAAGTACAATCTGAAGAAGATTCAGTTTGGACGCAAAAGCATATCAAGTATTGGGATGGATATTATGAATACGACAAAGAATCTGATGTTGGATATATTGTTAATGATGGAGATAAAACTCCTGTTAATACATTTATAGGATGTGACCCTGCTACAGATATTGATACAAAAGAATCTGATTTTAGTGTAATGATGGTTATTGCAGTAGATGTAAATAATAATCGTTACGTGTTAGAATATGAAAGACATCGTAGTATTCCTACTTTAGGTACTAAAAATAAAGATGGTACTATTATGGATAAGAAAGGTGTAGTAGATTATATTATAGATTTGTATAATAAATATAATTGTAAGGCTGCAACCGTAGAAGATGTTGCTATGAATCGTAGTATTTTTCAAGCATTAAATGACGAAAAAAGAAGAATAAACAGATATGATATTAGCGTTATTCCTGAAAAGCCAGGAGGTACTCAAAAAAGAAACAGAATTTATTCAGGTTTATCTGGTATTTTTAGTGTGGGTTCATTATATTTTAAGGAAAATATGTTTGATTTAATAAACGAAATCATTACATTTGGACCAAGAATGGCTCATGATGATACAATTGAGGGACTATATTATGCTAATTTGCACGCTTATCCCCCTAATTATAAACAAAATGGGACAAAAGATAAACCAAAATGGTATAAACCGAAAAGAAAAGCAAAACATTGGTTAGTATCATAGGAGAAAATTATGCCAAAAAATACACAATATGAAAACGAATCTAAACAAGATTTTAATAAAAGACAAAATTCTCAAAAAGTACAAGAAGGACTTTCTAAGTTTGGTCAAAAAGAAGACCCTTTTGTTGGATTAAATCCAACACAAATTGCTAACTACCAAAGATTTTTAAAAGAGTATGGATATTATGAAGGTAAAATAGACAGTTTAGCTGGTCCAATGACTAAAGAAGCTCATCTTAAATACAAAGATAAACAAAGTATGCCTCAAGAATCAGAAGGAATGAGGGGAGCTGGATATTTCGGAAAAGATAAAGAAGGAAATCCAAGAAGACCTGTTAGAAATATGATAGATTCAGTTATGGACTATATGCAAAAAAAATAATGGCAAGTTTTGGAAAAAAATCGCAAGAAAGACTAAATACGTGTGACCCACGATTAGTAGAACTATTTGAAGAAGTAGTAGAGCATTTTGATTGTACTGTTATACAAGGCTATCGTGATGAAGTTGAACAGAACAAAGCATTTGAAGACGGGTTTAGTAAATTAAAATATCCACAAGGTAGTCATAATAAGTATCCATCTTTAGCTGTAGACATAGCTCCTTATCCAATAGATTGGAAAGATAGAGATAGATTTCATTTGTTTGCAGGATTTGTAAAAGGAATAGCATCTCAAATGGGTTTAAATATTCGTTGGGGTGGAGATTGGAATTCCGATACACACACTAAAGATAATAACTTTGATGACTTACCACATTTTGAAATAAGGGATTAGTATGGCAAAAAAAGGAAGAAAAAATAAAGCACATATAAATAAACAATTGTTTGATAAAGCAAATAATTATTATAGAAAAAAATGGTTTACTGATTCTCAAAAAAGTATGGACTTTTATTTGAATGAACAACTTTCTGCTGAAGAACAAGAAGACCTTCGTGAAGGAGGAATGCCAGATTTTATTATTAATCGTATAACTCCAGCAATTGATATAATGAAATATTTTTGCACAGCAAATAATCCAAAATGGCAAGCAGTTGGTGCGGAAGGAAGCGATACTGATATTGCTCATATTCATAGTATGGTTGCTGAATATTGTTGGCATTTATCTGGAGGTAAAAGTTTATTTGGAAATGTTATTCAAGATTCACTTGTTAAGGGAATGGGTTTATTTAAGATTGATATAGACCCAAATGCTGATATGGGAATGGGTGAAGTTACTTTTGGAAGTATAGACCCTTATGATGTATATGTAGACCCAATGAGTAGAGATTTTTTATTTAGAGATGCTAGTTATGTAATAATACAAAAAAACTTATCTAAAATATCTTTAAGTAGATTACTTCCAGATTTTAAGAAAAAAATTGTAAGAGCTAGTGGTCAAACTCAAACTAAGCAATATTCAATGAGAGATGTTCATAATTCTGAAACAATCCAATCTGGTGACGTAGAAGGAGAAGCGTATACATTAGAGGGAGAGCAAGATGAAATTCTTGATTATTATGAAGTTTATTCTAAGGAGCAAATACCTTTTGTAAATGTTTGGTTAAAACAACCTCCTACTAATCAAGAATTAAAAGAAATAAAAGCACAAGCTGAACAACAAATTTTAGCAATGGTAGAAGAAATGCAAGTTTCTTTAAAAGAAAAAGAGCAAGAAATGTTATCGCTTGTCCAAGAAGGAGAAATGCTTCAAGAAAGAATGATTCTTGAACTACAAAAAGCTCAAGAAGAAATGCAAGCAAAAATTCAAGAACAACAAGCTTTAATGGAAGCTCAATTAGTTCAAAGTCAAACAAGAACAATTCAAACAGTAATGCCTAAAAAAGAATTTGAGCTAGCTTCTAAACAAGAATCATTTTCTAGACAAGTTGTAGAATCAATTAATTTTTTCAAAACTCAGATTAAAGTATGTGCATCTGTTGGAGATATGTACTTATATGAAACTTTACTACCTATAGAAGACTACCCAATTGTTCCAGTTTGCTATACACACACAGCTACTCCTTATCCCGTAAGTGCAGTAGTGCCTATGATTGGTAAACAAAGAGAAATTAACAAAGCTCATCAAATTATGCTGCATAATGCAAATTTAGCAAGTAATCTACGATGGTTATATACTGAAGGAGCTATTGATGAAGAAGAGTGGGAAAAATATTCAAGTTCTCCTGGAGCTATGTTAAAATATAGACAAGGATTTGAAACTCCAACTCCAATTCAACCTTTACCAATTAATAACGCTTTTTATACTGTAACTCAGCAAGGTAAAGAAGATATAGAATATATTAGTGGTATATCTTCTAGTATGCAAGGTGTTGGAAAAGATAGTCATGAAACTTATCGTGGTATGTTAGCGATGGATGAATATGGAACAAGAAGAATTAGACAATGGATGAATAATACTGTTGAACCAGCTCTTGAACACGTAGGAAAAATATTTAAAGAAATAGCTCAATTTACATATACGTCACAAAAAGTATTTAGAATTGTACAACCAGAAGCAGGTGCAACTGAAGGCGAAGTAAATGAAGTATCAATTAATATTCCTATATATAATGATTTTGGAGAAGTAATACAAAGATATAATGATTACGCAAGTTCAAAATTTGATGTTAGAATTGTAGCAGGTTCAACGCAGCCTCTTAATCGTTGGGCTTTATTAGATGAATATTTTAAATGGTTTGAAGCTGGATTAATTGATGATGTTGCAATGTTAGAACAAACAGACATACGTAATAAAAAACAAATATTACAAAGAAAAAGTATGTATGCTCAAATGCAACAACAAATTGCAGGAATGGAAGAATCCATGAAAGACCAAGAAGGAACTATAGAAACATTAGAAAGACAATTAGTTCAATCTGGTATTAAAGATAAAATTAATGAAGGAACTAAAGTTACAGATAAGTCTGTTTTGGAAACTCAAGCACAACAAAAGTTACTCCAAAATAGAATGAAAGATACTGTAGATTTAGCAAAAAAAGAATTAGCACTAGAAAAAAAGAATAGTGTTGACGATAAAGAATAATAACTGTAAATTAGAAGGAGTACAGTATGAGTGAAATACAACAGGATAACTTATTAGTTGACGACGCCGAAAGAGTGGATGCAATAATAACCCCAGATGACAACGATGCTGTGGCTGAAGATTTTTTTTCTCAGCTTGATAAACAAGTAATGGGTGAAACACTAGACCAGCCTCTAGAAACGCAACAGACGCAAATGATTTCTCAACAAGAGAACTTTGCGACTGAGCAACAATCTACTGAAAATGTAGATGTTTTAGAAAAGAGATATAGCGACTCTTCTCGTGAAGCAAAACGACTTAACAATCAATTGCAAGAGATAGAACCTTATATGCCTTTACTAAATGCAATGAAAGAAGACCCCAATTTAATCACTCATGTGAGAGGTTATTTTGAGGGCGGCGGCTCTGCTCCAACGAGTATTAAAGAGCAACTAGGATTAGATGAAGATTTCGTTTTTGATTATGACGATGCTTTGTCAGACCCCGCTTCTTCATCTGGAAAGTTGTTTAATGCAACAGTAGATGGGGTGGTGCAACGAAGATTGGGAGATTTTGCAAAACAACAATCAGAACAATCCCGTAGAGCTTCAGAAGAAACTGAATTTAAAAGTAAGTTTGATATTTCTGAAAACGACTATGGAGATTTAATGAAGTATGCAAAGTCACATAGACTATCATTAGAAGATGTTTATTATTTGAAAAACAAGGATAACCGAGATACGCAAGTAGCTGGTAATGCTAGAAACGAAGTAATAAATCAGATGAAAAATGTTAGACAAATGCCAACAAGTGTTGCGTCAGCTGGGAATACACAAGTAGAAGAAAAATCATTAGACGATGCTGTATTTGATAAGTTGCTTTCTCAAGGTTCAGGGTTAGATAAGTTAATGTAAAAATAACAATTAAGTTATTTTACAAACCCAACCCTTAGGAGGGAAATATGGCTAATACACCTTTAGCACTGTCTACTTCTACTGGTTTAACTGAAAGAGGAAGAGTTAACGGAGTTAATTCCCAAACTTTTCTTACTGGTGATTTACGTAGACGTTATGATTTTGGTGATAGGTTTTCAGAACTAGCACTAGCTCAGACACCATTTTTTAGACTTGTTTCGACAATGGCTAAAAAACCTACAGATGACCCGACTTTTAAGTTTACCGAGAAGAGACAATCATTCATGAAGCGATATGCTTATGTAGTTGGATGGAAACACGGTTCAACACCGAAAATTACTGGAGCACAATGTGCTGTAGTAAAAGAATCCGACGACACAGCTATATCACTTGGTGGAGAAGTAAAACTATACATGTGTACTGATTATTACAGTGCAGGTAACATTCAAAACGTTCAAGGACAATCAAACGGAGAAATTCACGTTGGACAACCAGGTTCAAGACCTCAGTTTTTCCAACCAAATCAAATCGTTAAAGTTCCTATGAGTGGAGTCGACGGCGGAGGAGCAGTATCAGATTATATGTTAGTGCGAATCACAGCTGTAGACATAACAGAAACCTTAGACCTTTCAGCAAGTTCAGGAACTGGAGTAGCATCTTCAGAACCAGCTCTTATTACTGGTAAAATTCTAAGAATGCCAGGAACTTCTACAGAGTTAGCTTCATTTAGTGGTGATAAACCACAATGTCAAGCTTTCGATGCAGATATTGCTGAATTATTAGAAGGTAGACGTTCTTACGTAGTAGGAACTTCTTACGGAGAAGGTTCTGAATTACTAGGACAATCTTGGAAAGATAACCCATACTCAACTGGACATGGACAAACTCAAATTTTTAGAAGCGAGTTTGGTATGACTAATACTGCAAGAGCAACAGCTTTAAAGTATGAACCAGACGAATGGGCAAGAACATGGAAAGATAAACTAATTGAACACAAATGGGACATTGAATGGGCAGGATTATTTAGTGCTCAAGTAACTGACTCAAGTGTAAATCATACACAAGGTGCCATTGATTACATCTTAAATTATGGTAATATCTTTACATTAGACCTAGCTACCAAAACTATTGATGACTTCTTACAAGATATGTCTCAATATTTTGACCCTAGATACAATCAAGATGGAGCAACAGTATTCTTATGTAGTACTGCTGTGTATACTTGGTTGCATAAACTAGGTGGGTTCTTTAAGAATAACATTGCAGTTGGCGATAATGGTAATAACTTTAATCGCTTTAGTGCAGACTTAGCCGTTACTGGTAGAAAAAAAGTAATGGGATTAGACGTGACAGAAATACAAACAGTATACGGTAAAATGAACGTAGCTAGATGTATTGCTTTAGATGGTTCACACGTTAAAATTGCTGCTGTTAATATGGGTAATGTTGCTTACAGACCACTAGTTGGTAATGGAGTTAATAGAGATACCTCAATTTATGTTGGTGTTCAGAATTTAGAGAACACTGGTCATGATAAGAGAGTCGATATGATTCTAACTGAAGCTGGCTTTGAGTATAAGATGCCAGAATCACACGCTATCTGGAAATAATTAGATAGTTAATTTGTATATTGGGTTTTTATAGGTTCTTTACCTCCTTTCTCCCTATAGAGACCCAATTACATAAGGAAAAAAATTATGAAATTATGGGAAAAAGTAAATAACATAACTGGTAACGATACTAAAGCTAGATTTTTAATTGAATATATTAATTCTGGAGCTAAATTTATATTAGCTTCTTTGCCTGAAAGATTTTTATGGACAATAGCATCTGAAGTAGAAGTTACTGGTTGGAATAGTAGTGGTACTAGTATTATTGGAAATGGCTCTTCTTTGGCATATGATAAAATATTAGCAGTCTATCGTCTTGATAATGGTAAAAAAAGAATAGCAGAAGAAGCTCCAGATAATAGTATTCATATATTTGATGAAGCTGGTAGTCTATTGACTGCAACAGAAATGTTTCCTAAGTTTTATAAACTAAGTGGGAAAATATATATTAAACCAGACCCTGATTATAATTCACACGTGGGGAGTGGTAATGCATATCAACACGCATATACCAATCTTGATGGAGCTACCGTTACAGTAAATTCACAAGAAGGAGATAAAGGAGTTATTGTTTATTCAGCTCCCCCAGTTATTGACGAAAATACTGATTCTTGGGTATTAGCAGAATATGAGAATATTTCGCTTTTATATGCTGCATCATTAGACCATATGAGATTAGCTCAAGTTTATAGAAATTTATGTAAAACTGAAATAGACAAAATATTTGCTACAACAATAGAATCTTTTTCAAGTACTCTTCCAGATACATATCCATCATTTATCTTTTCTGAAAATTTACCAAGCGATTTTTCTTTAACTAAATCATTACCTAATGATATAAATGTAACAACTTCGCTACCAAGTCAACTTAATCTTTCTACTAGTTTGCCAAGTACTTTTACATTAACAAAAGATATTCCTAACTTTATATTTTCTGAGACTTTACCAAGTGGAGTAAGTATAAGTAGTTCGTTACCTTCGTCTTTTTCAATGACAAAATCTTTACCAGCAGAAATTGTAGTATCTGAAACTTTACCATCAGATTTTAATATATCAACTACACTCCCTTCAGAATTAGTAATTTCTAGCGTATTGCCTAGCGATTTAAATATTTCATCAACTTTACCAAATGATATAGGAATAACAACTGCTTTACCTAGTTCATTAAGCATTTCAAAAGTATTAGGTTCTGATTTTAGTATTAATTCTTCGTTACCTACTTATGATTCTGAATCAATAGTAATGAATTTTAGTAATGCTATTAATGACGTAGGAGGAGCTGAAAATATATTAGAAGGAGGACAAGCTTCTACTGATGGTACTCCAGTTACTCCTAGCTCAGCATTATTTTGGTTAAATGATGAAGACCCAGAAATGGCACAAGCAGTATCATCTATTACTCAAGCAAAATTAGGAATTGCACGAGCAACCTTAGATAATGAAAAAAGTAGATTAGAAGAATTTAGTAGTAAAGTAAATGCTAACAACACAGAATTTAATACTAACTTATCAAAATTTAGTCAAGAAGTACAAAAAGAAGGAGCAAGAATAGGGGCTCATGTTCAAAACCTTAATGCTGAAATACAAAAAGAACAATCTGTTTTTAGTTCTGAGTTAAGTAAATATGGAAATGAATTACAAAAAGAAACCCAACGTATAAGTTCTTCTCTCTCTAAGTATTCTGCTGAATTAAATAAAGAGAATAATAGAATAACTAATTCGTTATCTAAATATTCTAATGAACTAAACAAAGAATCAAAACAAATTAGTTTAGAATTAAATAAATTTGAAACTGAATTAAAAAAAGAAGCTGAAAGAACAAGTTCTAAGCTTAATAAATATAGACAAGCACTTGATAAAGAAGTGCAAATATTTAATGCTGATATAAGTGCATATCAATCTGAAGTTCAAAAATTATCTCAAGAAAAACAAATAGACGTTTCTAAATATCAAGTTGAATTAACAAAAGAAAGTGCAAGAATTAATGCTTCTATTCAAAACTATCAAGCTAAATTATCAGAAGCTTCTCAAGATTATCAATCTAAATTATCTTCTTTCCAAGCTGAAGTTCAAAAAGAGGGAGCTAGAATTACTTCTCAAATAAATATGTATTCATCTGAATTACAAAAAGAATCACAAAGAATTAGTAATAATATTGCTATTCATAGAAGTGATGTAGAAAAACAACAATTAATATTTTCTTCTAACTTATCAAGTTATACAACTGAGATACAAAAAGAATCAGCTAGAATTAATGACAAATTACAAAAGTTTACTACAAAATTAAATGAAAGTAATGTAAAGTATCAAGCAGATACAAATAAATTTCAATTAGAAATGGCTAAATCTAATTCTTATTTACAAGAAAGTGGTGTAAGGTTACAATCTGCTGGAGCATATACTCAAAAAAGTAGAGATTCAGTTCAAACTTCTCAAATATACTTTCAAAGAGCAGTTGGAGAATTACAAGCAATTACTGGAGCAGCTGTAGCTCCTGAAAAACAACAACGTTCTCAAAGAAGAGAACAAGGAGCAGTATCGTGACAATTTTAGAAATAATGGAAAGAGCAAATACTAGAGATACAAAGCTAGTTATTGCTTTTGCAAAAGATGCAATTAATAAAATTCAATCTTCAAATGAAATAGATACAAAAATAGCTAAATCTAATATTGTTGCAAATACAAGAGATTATGATTTACCAGCTGATTTAATTTCAATTAAACACGTTAGTGTTTTAGATACAGAAGATAATAATAAATATAAAATAATTAGAAGAATGCAAAACGAACCATTAGTTAGTGAGGACACAAATCCATGAGTTATGACACACATAAAACATACGCTTATTTATACAATGGTAAAAAATTAAGATTATATAAACTATTAAGAAATTCTGCAAGACCAGTAGATAATCAAGGTAGAGTTACTCGTGGTATTTATGACGATATTATATATCCAGATGAAGCAATTACTAATGGATTAAGAATTGAATATACATCTGTTGAAAAACCTTTTGTTAATGAAGACCCAGAAACAATAGCAAATTCTAGCTTAACGGAACAAACTTCTCCAATTGAAGGAAGTCATTTAAATTTAAATAGAATGCTATCTTTGGCAGTCGTAGATTACATTAAAGCAATGATGGCTGAAAGAATGGGAGATATTGATAAAAAAGAATATTATATAAGAGAATTTTACAAAAAAGTTGCTGATAATGAAAGCAACGCAAACAAGGTTTATATTGCAGGAACAATAAAGACCTTTGCAATTAAATAACGGGAGAATAAAATGGCAGGAAGAATAGATTACGCAGTAAGCGTATCAGCAATACAAACAAATAATGCTTTTGAAGGTGTTACTCAAGAAGCTATTGATGCTGAAATTGGTAGAAGTTTAGGTGGAGGTAATTCATCTACTACTTGGGCAGGAAATGTAATAGCAACTCCTAACTGGGAAAATGGAGCAGCTAACCATTACCAAAGTGGTGATAGTGCTAATTCTTTTGCAGTTGATAGTGGAGCTGATGGATTGTGGATTAAACATACTGGATTTAATTATGATGCTAGTGCAACTAATGATATAAGCACTACAGCAAATACACGTTTAGTAACTGTAACTGGAGCTAGTGATGTAATTTGTAAATTAAAAGCTGGTGAAGCAATTTTTTTACCACAACCAAAAAATCAAACAATCACGTTCACAGATGATGTTGGAACGGCAGCGGCTATGGAAGTCGTTGTATTAACTTAATAGGAGAGAAACATGGCTAAAGGACTTAACGATTATGCAGTACAGGAAAGTGTAGCTCCATACATTAAGGCAGTAGTTGCAACAACTAGTGACCAAGATGCGTGTAGAGCAATATATGTCAAAGTAGCTGGAAATTATGTACTAACAATAAATAATGTAGATGTAACGTTTACAGGATTGTTAGCAGGTAATATATATCCAGTTTGTGCGACAAAATCTAGTTCAGCAAACGTAATATTTTTATATTAGGAGTAAGGAATGATTTCATCAAACCAATACCAAGATATAGAAATACAGCAAAGTAGTGATTTTGAAAATATTATTACTTTTGATAGTACTCATACAATGAATACTAATAAAACCTTTGTAGGTAAAATACAAAAAGATTATGCAAATAGTGTATTTACGGGACCTGTAAAAGATAATAATACTGTTGGAACACAAGCAAATAATGATAATTGGATAAGTGCTAGTAATGTTACTGAAATACAATTTGATTTAATTGGAAGTGTATCTGGTAATACTGTGACGTTATCGTTACCAGCAGAAGCAACACAACATTTTACTGATGGATTTGAAGGAGTATGGGAATTATTAGAAAAAGATGTAACAACATCAGCTAATCCAATTTACACAAGACAAATTCAAGGTGACGTTGTTATTTCTGATAGTGCAATACAATTAACTGATACATTTAAAGCAGCGAGTTAAATATGGCAATTACTGCTAAAGTAAATACCCCTCCAGATGCAAATGGAAAGGTTACTAATAGTAGTGCATCTAAAACAGTAGGAACTCAAAATGCAAGTAAAGTATTAGATAACTTTACAATAAAAGCTTCTGATATTCCTATTACTTTAGATAATTCGTCTGCTGCTAATGTTCGAGACGCTTTAAATGAAAGTGTATTAATTACTACCACTCAAACCTTAACAAACAAAACTTTAACAAGTCCAGTAATCAATACTGGCATAAGTGGAACTGCTATATTAGATGAAGATAATATGGCTTCTAATAGTAACACCAAATTAGCTACACAACAATCAATTAAATCTTATGTAGATACTAGTGTTAACACGGAATTAGTACAAGATATTGTAGGTGCTATGTTTACTAGTAATACAGAAACTAATATTGACGTAGAGTATCAAGATGGAGATGGTACTATTGATTTAGTAGCAACTGGCTCTATAGATTTAACTGGAACTATTGCTGGTAATGATTTTGCTAGATTTACAGATACTAACACATTACAAGGATTAAGCGTAGCAGAAACAAAAAGTGCTTTAGGAATATCAGACAACGAAATAATTGACTGGACATCAGACCAAGGCTCAACTAATATTCACGCTGGTAACTATACTGATACTAATACAACTTATTCAGTACAAGATGGAGAGTTATCTCAAAACAATTTTACAAACGCAGACCATACTAAGTTAAATAGTATTGAAGCAAGTGCAGATATAACAGACACGGCAAACGTAACTTCAGTTGGAGCATTAATGGATTCTGAAGTAACTAACTTAGCACAAGTCAAAGCTTTTGATTCTTCTGATTATTTAGCAAGTTCAGTAACAACTATAAGTGGAGGTCAAGCTTCAGCAATTACGGCGAATACTGCTAAAACTGGAATAACTTCTGGTCAAGCATCTGCAATTATTGCAAATACTGCTAAAATTAGCTATAACAGTACTGCAAGTAACAAACTTGGAACAATAGAAGAAAATGCAGATGTAACAGATACTGCTAATGTAACTTCATCGGGTGCATTAATGGATAGTGAATTAACAAGTATTGCAAATGTAAAAGCGTTAAATCAATCAGTTATTAGTGGAGCTTCTCCTACATTCGGCACAGCAAATATGAGTGATGCTTCCAACAAAAGATTAATGACTAATGCTCAAGAAACAAAACTTGACTCAGTAGAAACTGACGCAGATGTAACAGACACAGCAAATGTAACAAGTTCTGGTGCATTGATGGATAGTGAATTAGCTGGTATTGCTGCTATTAAAGCAACTACAGGTACTTTTTTATTAGCAGATGAAAGCAAATTAGATGGAATAGAAGCTAGTGCTACAGCTGACCAAAGCAATTCAGAAATTAGAGCTTTAGTAGAATCTGCAAGTGATTCTAATGTGTTTACTGATACAGACCATTCTAAATTAAATGCAATAGCAGCATCAGCCAATAATTATACATTACCATTATTAGACGAAGATAACATGGCTTCTGATAGTGCTACAAGTGTACCATCACAACAAAGTGTAAAAGCTTATGTAAATAGTATAGTAGATTCAGCACCAGGTACATTAGATACATTAAATGAATTAGCAGCAGCATTAGGCGATAATCCAAACTATGCTACTACTACAGCCGCAGATATAGCTACAAGAGCAATAAAAACTAATAATTTATCAGATTTAGCTAACGCAGGAACTGCGAGAACCAACTTAGGATTAGGTGCTTTAGCAGTATTAGGTACAGTAAACGCAGCAACAATAACTGATAATTCAGTAGGTGCTGACGAATTAAATGTATCAGGAGATGGTAGTAGTGCTAACTTTTTAAGAAGTGATGGAGATGGAACATTTACTTGGGCAACTCCAACCGACACTAATACTCAGTTAAGCACAGCACAAGTTCAAACTATTGTAGGTGCTATGTTTAGTTCTAATACAGAAACTCGTATTGGTGTTACCTATCAATCTGGAGATGGTACAATAGATTTAGTCGTAGATGACATGACTGCAAATACTAATACTCAGTTAAGTACAGAACAAGTACAAGATATAGCTGGTCCTTTAGTAGCAACAAATGGAACTAAAACAGGTATTGCTGTTACTTATGATGATGTTAATGGTGATATGGATTTTGTAGTAGACCACGATGCTGCAACAAACTTTGTAGCAAATGAACATATTGACTGGACTGGAGCAAGTGCTGGAACAATTCATGCAAGTAATTATACTAATACTGGTAATACAACTTATACAGCTGGAACTGGATTAGATTTATCTGGAACAACTTTTAATATTGCTTACAGTGGGTTTAGTGCTATACAAGAAAGTGCAGCTAACGATACTTTTATAACTTTTGATACAAGTGGTAGTAATGCTATAAAAATTGCTGAATTATCTGATATTATTGGACTTGTTAATCATGATTCTATTACAGGATTCGTAGCTAATGAACACATAGACCATACCTCAGTTTCAATTACAGCTGGTTCAGGTTTAGCTGGTGGTGGAACAATAGCAGCTAATAGAACTCTAAACATTGGAGCAGGTACTGGTATTCTTGTACACTCAGATACTATTGCTGTTGACCATTTACCAGCGACTGATGATAGAGATGTAAAACCAAGTGCTATTACAACAAGTGGTAAATACCAAGTTAGAGCATACTTTAC